GGAGGATGAGCATGACAGCTCAGGTTCTGCACATTCACACAAAAAAGAAGTTGAATGTCCACAGGCAGAAGAAGTTCGTCAAGGCGTTCCTCGATGTGGCTGTGGACAGCATCGCACGGAAGGAGCTGGAGGGCGACCTCTGTTCCGCTCGTAGGGCCCGCGTCAAGTGGCAGAAGCTGATGAAGCCCAATCCGGAACAGACCCGTCTTCTTCGGTTCATCTGGATGAGGAACATCACCTTCGCGGATTCGCTCGGGATGAACTGGACTCGTCTCGGTGGCCTCTTCACAAGAGGCTACCTCGAGTTCCGGAACGAAGGCTCTCACGGAACGTTCCTCCGAGTCGTTCGCACCGCCGAGCACTTCTTCGTGGAGAGGAGCTAAGGTATGAGAGAAGCTCTCCAAACCTTGATTGTTGGCCTCCTCAAGAACGAACACGGACTCGACGAGCTGCAGTATCGGGCCCTTCAGGACTTCATCGACGAGGTTCCGATGAACCACAGAGATGGCGAATCCGTCTGTGCGATGTTTCGCCAAGTCGACGCAACGGACGACATCTTCTACATCAAGGAGTCCAACTCCGTTCGCGAGGTCGCACAGAAGCTCGACATCAACGCCCTCAACGCCCTCATCACGGGAGGAGACGACAATGGCGAAAAGCCGTAGTGTCGAGGTCTGCTGGGACTACGATGGCAACGACTACATCGTGACGGCCAACGTGACGCCGGGCCGTCCGATGCGCGCTCCTGACATGAACCAGCCGGGTGAGCCTCCGGAGCCTGCCGAGGTCGAGATCGTCGCTGTCCACGAGGACAACGACGTCGGCGCTCTCCACACCGAACTCGAGGAGATGGCGGCAAAGGACGAGGCTCTCCTCGACAAGTGCGTCGAAGAGATGGAGAGCGAGGAGTACGATCCTCCGGACCGCGACGACTTCGAGGGCTGACATGAAAGACATCGAACTACTCCCGTTCGACGCAATGGCAGTCAGCCGGGGCCCGCGGCGATTTGCTATCGTCGTGGAGATCGAGCCAACAATCGAAGGTGGCAACCTGAAGGTGGTCGGTGGTGCTCCGTCAATCGTCGTCCGCGAGCTCGGGGACCGTCACGGACCGCTCATCATGCTCACCTGGGACGAGGCCCGCAACTTGGCCAATTGCCTCGAGCAAGTCGCCAACGTGGCCGAGTTCGGGTAGATGGTCAGCCCGGCGACAGTCGACCGGTGCATGTGTGGAGCTGTTCAAGGGCTCTGGTGGGATCCGTCCCACAAGCGGCCCTTCCGTTCTAGGCACACATTCGGCACGCATTCACCGATCGGCTGCTTCCGGACAGGCGGCGATGAATACGAGATTTCCTGTCTTTTCAAGGTTATGACAGGAATGTGGCCATCGGGGATTGAGTTCTGGCCTCTCTTCCAGGCTACTATCTCGAAATTGAAGGAGAGGCCCGACTTAGCTAAAACCCTGCCTTTGGTACTGACACCGACCCCGTTATTCAACCCCCGTCAATACGAATCTCCCTCGCCACGGGGTTTTTCACGTAGGGGTCGGGTCCTGGGAGGGGGCCCCGGTAAAAACGCGCCGGCGAAACCGCCTCCCGGGTGGGATCCGGCGACTGGCACGTTCAAGCCACCGTGGGTCAAGTAGGTTGTGCGGGCGCTGACCAATTCTTAGAATGGAACGGCATCCTGCCATTCCGGACAACCGACGACAATGACACTCGCCGGTGGGCGCTGACGCCATTTATGACACAACTCTGTCGGTGGTGAGTCTTTCCTTTCGACAGAGTTATTACTCCAGTGATCACAATTGATACAGCTGTGCCAAACAGCACAGCTAAGCGCCCGTGTCTGAAAGTCCTCAGTAGACATAAGATATAATCTCCGGATGCTTTCTGTTGATCCAAACTTTGATGATTCGCGGAATTTTCAGGTACTCGACGAGCTTTAGAGCATCCGTAGTAGACTCCGGGATTACTGAGACATCACCAGGCCACCGTTGACGCCACCACTCGCGAGCCTTCTTCCGGGCGTATCCTTCGTGCTCGAGGCAAATCCATTCCTCGAACAGTCGTAGTCCACAATAGTAGCTAACCTTGATGGAATCCGGCCGTCCTTCCTTCTTGTGGCGTACATAGACAATCCTGTTGACATTGAAGTTTTCGACTTTTGGTCCTTCACCTGCGATCAAGGCAGCTGTAGAGGCTGTCTGATTGATCTTTACCGTGAACTTGAATTCGGCTTTGCAGCTGATGCAGAACCGGGCGCTCGCGTGATTATACGTCCCGCAATGTTCACAGAGCTTGACTGGAGCAACACCGAGCCCGAGACCCGCACCTTTCTTGCGAGGCATGACTGGATCATTGATTGGGCCCAATCTACGAGTGTTACCTGCGAAGTCAAGTACGAGACAGTTCTTCTTCGGACCGGCGTGTTGGGCAGCGATCCGACTCTCTCGAGTTGAGATGTCATGGCCCTCCGCGTAGACCGGACGTGTACCACGTCCTAGCATCTGGACCCACAGCCCTGGAGATTGAGTGGGTCGGAGCATTACTATCAGGTCGAGTTCCGGGAAGTCGAAGCCCGTCGTGAGAATCCCGTTATTGACCATCGCGCGGTATTTGCCGGATTTGAATCCAGCCAGGTTTTCATCTCTTTCGTTATCCGACATCCTCGAGTGGACGCAGGTAGCACTGATACCGAGACTATCAAGCATGTCCCGGATGTGAACTGCGTGATCAACACCCGATGCAAAGACGAGCCAGTGGGCACGGTCCTCACCAAGTGAGATCGTTTCTTTGAGCGCCGCGTACGTGACGTCATTTTTGTCCACAGCCTCTTGGAGTTGCGAGAGAACGAATTCGCCACCTTGGATCATCACACCGTCTGTCTTGAGTTCGGACGCTGTCTTCTTCGGGATGAGTGGGCAGATGTAACCTTCATCGATAAGCCAATTGAAAGACTCCAGACTCGTAGCGTTGAAACAGACATCAGTGAACAAGCTGCCCGGTTCCGTGAGGAGTCCTTGGCCTAGACGGTAATGTGTCGCCGTCAGACCAATGGCCTTGACATTCGGGTTGATGATTTTGAGCTTTCGGAGGAAGCGCTGATACATTGTGCCCTCTTTCGGGGACACAAGATGTGCCTCATCGATAAATACTAGGTCGATGTGGCCGAAAAGCTCTGGCGAGTTCACGACAGAAGCAATTCCAGCGAACGTAATTGGAAAATGTGATTGGCGCTGTTTTAGCCCGGCGGAGTAAACGCCACACGGAGCTGTGGGCCAGAACGTTCTTAACGTCTTGAAGTTCTGTCCGATGAGCTCTTTGACGTGGGTCAGCATCATAAAGCGCTGACCGGGATACTTCATGTATGCTTCGCGGATAAAAGCAGCGATTACGAGACTCTTGCCCGTTCCAGTCGGCATCGCGACGAGTGGATTACCTTGACCCCCGCCTTCGAAGTAGGAGAAGATAGCGTTTACGGCGCCATCTTGGTAGTCTCGAAGAACGTAGCCGTTAGAGCTTTGGACGCCAGCGATAATCGGGACAACCGGCGAGCTGGGCTTGCTCGGAGAGACTAACGTTGTGGCGAGTACAGATCCAGGTTCCATTGTCACCTAATGTCGAGTGGATACAGGTGCGACAGTTTCTGGACGCTTCGGCGTTGTTATGGCACACTCCTCTGAAATCGCAGAACTTGCATGTGTACCAGCCTGGACTCTCATTAATCTTAGCCGGCGGGTCTTCGGACGTGATTATTCTTAGCGCTCTGTCGTTGAAACGATTGTATTGCTCTTGGTCAAAACCGACGATTTCGCCGTACAGATCGTCATTATCTTTATTGACCGCGAGGTAGAGACCTTTTGTCAGCTGGTATCCTCCCATGTAGCTAATCATTTGGACGAAATGTTCGAACTTGGCGGATCGAACACCTTCGTTCGACACCTTGCCGAAATTCTTATCACTATGCGTTTTGAACTCGAGGAGCATAGGCGTTTCCGGCTCGTCCGGAATGCCAACACCGACACCGTCGATCGACCCTCCGAAGTGACCGCCATGATCACTAATCTTGAACTGCTTACCTTGGTCGTCCTTGTTCCATACCTGGCAACCGATCATCTTCAACAGGGCGATGAACCTCGGTTCCTCGAGGTGACCACGGTTGAAGAGCCGAATCATACGGCCAGGATGACGAGTTGCAGACGCCCAATGGAATTGGTACCAGAGGGCACGAGCACACTCTCGACCAATAATCGAAGCTCCGAGATGAGCCCGAAAGGGAGACGTCTCACCTCTATAGGCGTCTTCCGCCAATGGTATCTCACTTCGAAGTAGTTTCCTAAAGAGGGCACCTTGATCGACTTCGAGGGCGAGATTTATAGCTTCCAAAGTCTTGGCGGCACGAACAGGCTTAGGAGGAACAAACATTAGAGAGATCCGTTTTTGAGAGCAAGGGCGTCTTCGTACATGCTCAAGAATTGCGTCTTGGCCACAAGTGGGGACCACGATATGTCCACATGCGGGAGAGCGTTCACATTGCCCCAATATGGATCGTTAAGCTCGATCTCACCACGCATGAACTGCTGAAGCTCCGATTTCAACGAGGCTTCGTCGGCCATTTTGACTTCAGGCGACATATGAACGGACAAGTTGAACCGAAAAGCGATGAGCTGCCAGAAGTCCTCTTCGATCTGCTGATACCTCACGAGCTGGCGCTTCAGCGGGCGAATCATATCGCCGACATACGCCTCAGTCGCATCGTGAAGGAGTCCTTCGAGCATGAGGTGCTTCGGTACTGCGTGGGCGACTCGGATGCTGTGCTGTGCGACCGAATAGAACTCTTTCGTGTGGCCACCGAACCGGCATAGATGGGCCAGCGAGTGGGCGATATCCTCAATACGGATATCATCGACCTGCGGGTTTCCGAAGTTGACACGGTGTCCGCTGAATAGGGTCATTTCCATAGTGTTCCTGAAAGGATAAGGGGCGTCACGGTTAGCCCCGAGCACGGACTTCCTCCTACCCGACATAGCGTCTAGCTCGCCATGTAGCCGCTCTCTACTCAACAACTACGGACCGGATCGGTTGTGCGCCTAGTGCGCGTCCTGTTTTCGAAAATCCAGGAGTTACGTGAGTCGTTCTGCCTGGAATCTACTTTAGGTCGGACTATTCCGAGCGGCCGTATTACTACATCTCTTCTTCGAGGACCTTCCGGTCCGTTAGACCGTCTTAGCCGACGGCAGGGGCGCTTCCGCGCTATGTGGTCCTGACATGGGCCCGAACCATGTGGACCTCTATGCTAGGTTCTAGGAGAGTCGGCACTCGGTAATGGCCGCTCTCAGGAGTACCGGATTCCGTCCGGCGCGGTGCCTACCCT